CTGCCATTCGTTCGGCTGATCGACCGTGATGATTCCGGGCACGGCAACCGTGCGGTCACCGTTCAGAACATTGACTTCGTATGTGCCTGCCACATTGGTCTTGACCCATGCGTACAGGATCATGTCCTTGGCCTTGAGCGTGCCCCACGCCAGCGGGATAAAATCGCTCGCCTCGCAGAAGGTGACTAGGCGCACAAAATCAGACCCGATGCTGGCCTGCGCTGTCGTGACCTCCACCCGCAGCGCGTACTGGAAGCCGGGCAGGTCCGTGACGGCCACCTGCTGCGCCTTTACCCGCACCGATCCCTGAACCCACAGCTTGTGGCCATCGGTGATCCACTTCTGCTGCCCCGGCGATGCCGCGCCAATGCCGGTCTGTTCGACCGTGCCGACTTCCTGCGAAATGCGCTGGTTGCCGTTGATGTTAAGCAGGCAGGAGCGCAACGCCTGCACTTCCGCCGCCATGAGCGAGCGCCGCAGTTCCCCCGCGTCCGAAGCCGCGAGCCGCGCAAGGTCGTCGAACGTCCGGTCGGGCTGCTGGGCCAGCGCCTGTTCAACCGTGCGCCCGTCAACCATGCCGATCTGGCCAGCGCCAGTCGTGGCGGACAACATGGCCAGCAAACCCGCCGTGGTCGCGTCCTCGAACATCAGCACTTCGCTGCCCGCGTCGTTACGGTAAATGTAGGATCGCGCCCCGTCCACGAACACGAAGGTTTCACCATCCGCCGTGTCGATCAGCGCCTGCGCAATGCCGCCGTTGTCGGGCGTATAGATCACGCCCGGCACGATGTTCAGCAGGGCTTGTGCGAACAGGTCGGCTTCGTCGCGGTATATTTTGGCTTGATCGACAAACGGCTGCGCTACGTCCCCGACCAGCGCGCCCAGCGTGGTCTTGCGCATGGCTCCGCCCTGGACCACCGGCACGGCTTCCGTACCATCCAGCGATGCAGCGTCGGGCAGTTCGGTGATTTTCGGCATCGATTGGATCCTGCGGTTGAATCAAAGCTTCATGATGAACGCCAGCGCCAGATACGGCGGCAGGCTGCTGGCCACGGCGGCGCTGGCGGCGTGGGTGTGCTGGGGATCGACCGGGGTGGCGCTGATCAGCGCGTTGGGCGGATCGCCATCGCCGTTGACCGTGGCGGTGGTGGTGGTGATCGTGATGCCGGTGGCGGCAGGATCTACCGTTACAGCATGGTTGTGCTGCAGCGCGCCGCCGCTGGCACCAACCGCGTAAGTATCACCCGCGCCGACCAGGAAGCGGTTGCGCAGATCGGGCGTGCCGTTTGCACCATCGCACAGCGCCCAGCCCGCAGGCACGCTGTCAAGCGATCCCGACCACATTGCGATCATGCCCGATGGCGCGATCTGGCTGCGGTGCTGCCCGTCGAGCGTGTCGGCATCGAGACCGGACCCGGCGCCATCCTGATCGATCAGCCAGGGCAAGACAGCCGCCCTGGCGCGCGCGGGCGTAAGCGCCCGCAGCCCGTCGATCCCGGCAAGGGCTTCGGCCTCGTCCGCCAGTTCAACCAGGCCGCGCATCTCCTCGGTCGCGGGTGGGTTCGTGAAGATCGGATCGCCAAACGCCACAGAAGCCGCAAGATCGGCCTGCCAGGCAATGTCGAAGCTGACCATGGCGAAGGCCACGCTGGCCTTGTTGATGATCGTCGCCCCGGCGCTGTAGACTGCAAACAGCGTGCCATCGGCCAGCCAGAGACCAAGGCCGGTGGCGTTCCACACGTCCGCGCTGGTGTCATAGGCGGTCATGTGGGTAATGTTCGCAGCGGCCGCCGTGCCCGAAACGGCGGCGATGCGCTTGAACTCCCCCGGCAGCGCGGTGAGCGTCGGCGCGATGTCAAACGGCGTGGCGGTAAGGCCCAGCTCGGCGATCACGACCGGGTCGCTGCCCGATGCGCCCTGCACGGCGGCAAGCCCGGCGTTGGTGAGGGAGAGCACCAGGGCGGTCATGGGTTACCTCGTGGCATCAGGCTGTGTGGCATCAGGCTGTCTCCAGAAAATCGGCGCCATCGGGCGTGCGGACAGGTTCGCCATCCTCGGTCTGCAGCACGGCATCCCAGTCGCGGCTTTCGTCGAGCGTGGCGGCGTAATCGGCGCGATTGATCGTCCCCGCCTGGAAGCCACCGGCCATCCACAGCGCGGCCTGTGTTTCGAGCGCGAAGACGAAATCGAAATGGCTGCGCAGCGGCTTGGCGGCGGCCACATCGCGGATGATTGCTTCGGCCGTTTCGGTGGTCAGGAAGCTGGCGTCGATGCCATCGGGACCGGCAGGCGCGCGCACTTCGAAGGTGAAGGGATCGCGGCGCGGATTGGCCTGCCACCATTCGACGATCGCCAGCAGCGGGTGGAAACGGGCCAGCACCTCTTCCACCGCGGCGCGGGTGCCCTTGCGCTGGTGAAACGGGATCGCATCGGCAATGGCGGCGCGCTTCTGCGCTTCGGACCAGGCGGGATCCCACTGGCTGATCGCAAGGCCCCAGGCCAGGAATGGCAGCGCATCGGCGGGGCACGTTGCCGGGTTCCACAGATCGCCCACGGCAGCAATCGCGATTTCGGCGCGCATGGCCTGTTCCAGCGCGCGTTCGCCGGGCTGCGCGTTGGGCGGCAGAAGCGACCCCGTCATAGCTCGGTTCCCGCCACGGTCACGCTGGTGGCCGTCACATTGCCGATCTGCGCCGGGCTGATTGCGATATCGGCAGAAGGCTGGACCAGCACCACCCGCTGCACATTGCCCACGTGCAGGGCCGCAATGATGGCCGATCGCGCCACGTCCCGGCCAAGGCGCCGCGCACTGGCAAGGTGGCGCGAAAGGCTGTTCAGCGCCGTCTGGCGGATAAGCTCCTGATCCGGCCCTGCAAACACGTAAAGCTCGGCTTCAATGGCGAAGTCCACCAGCGCCGCGCCCTGCACGATCACTTCATCGGTAAGCGGGCGGACTGGCCCTGCCAGAACTGTGCGCACGGCATCCAGCACGCTGTTTTCAGGCACGCCGGACCCGCTGGCGGAAAGCACGGTCACCACCACTTGCCCCGGCGCCGGGCTGACGGCAGTGGCATCGGCCACATCGCCGTGGGCACTGCGCGCATGATAGGCATAGGCCAGTTCCGGCCCGGCAACGGAAAAACTGTGCGGGGCCAGTTGCACCCGGCCGCGCAGCGCAGCGTCGGATTCCAGTACCGCGGGAACATCGCCCTGCGCCGGGGAAACGACCAGGCGCTGAACGCCGAACAGCGCCGCCAGGTGGTCAAGACGCGGCCCGGATGCAAAGGCCAGCAACATGCCGCGCGCGGCATCGTTGAAAGCCGCAGCCAGCACCGCTTCGTCATAGCTGTCGGCCTGCAGCAGCTTGATTGCCGGATCGCTTTCCACCAGCGCGGAAAACGCCGGGTATTGCGCCAGCAGCCGCGCCAGCTTGGCCGCAAGCCGGGCTTCGAAATCGGGCTGTTCGATGATTTCCGGCGCAGGCAGCCCGGAAAGATCGACAGCGGGGGATGTTGCGATGGAACCGACCATGCCGCGGTGTTCGCGCAGGCCACACTATCCTGCCACCCGCGCGCGTTGTGCAGCGCTCCGGCACAACGCGGCGGGGTGGCGGTTGCCGGGGCATCGGGCATTTCTGCCGGAATGCGCACACCCGAAGACATTGCCACCGATCCCGATGCCCTGATCCGCGTGGCCACGGTTGCGTCGGTCGATCTGGCGCAAGGCACCTGCACGGTGATGCTGGACGCAACCGACGGGGTGGAGACGCACGGTCTGCGCTGGGTGCACCCGCGCATGGGCGAAACAAAGGTCTGGTGCCCCCCCACGGTGGGCGAACAGGTGCTGGTGCTGTGCCCCGGCGGAGAAATCGGGGCGGCGCTGGTGCTGGGTGGCATCCACAGCAATGCCAACCCGCCGCCGATCGATGAACCCGTCCCCCTGATCCGCTTCAGCGACGGGGCCAGCCTGTCCTACGATCCGCAAGCGCACGAGCTGCTGCTGCAATTGCCCGGCGGGGCCACCACCGTTCTGGTATCGGATGGCGGGATCGATCTTGTGGGCGATGTTGCGATCACCGGCGATTGCGCCGTGTCGGGCACCCTGACCGCGCAGAACGATGTGATCGGCGGCGGCAAGAGCCTCAAGACCCATGTTCACGGCGGCGTGGCGGCGGGCGGCAGCCAGACAGGAGCGCCGGTATGACCGGGTTGACCGGCCTTGCCAGCCTGACCGGCACCGAACTTTCGGGCGATGCGCACCTGGTGCAATCCATCGCCGATATCATCACCACCCCGCTGGGCAGCCGCGTGATGCGCCGCGATTATGGCTGCCTGCTGTTCGATCTGATCGACCGTCCGCTGGGGCCTGCCACCACGCTGCTGTGTTCCATGGCGATTGCGATTGCGCTGGCGCGCTGGGAACCGCGCATCGAACTGAAAGCGGTGCAGTTCGCTGGCGATCTTGCGTCGGGCCAGGCCCGCGTGACCATCGAAGGGCTGCGCAGCGATGCAGCCACCACCACGCTGACCCGTCTTACCATCCCCATCAGTCGGAGTTCCTGACATGCACGGCATCAAGACCAACATCCTGACCACCGGCACCCGCCCGATCGTGAATGCGGCCACTGCGGTTATCGGCCTGATCGCCACCGCCACCGCCGCTGCGGGCGCACCCGCCACTGCGCTGGACGCCGCCTTCCCGCTCGATACCCCGGTGCTGGTCACCGATGTGCGCGGCGCCATCGCAATGGCCGGGACTGGCGGCACGCTGGCCCCCGCGCTGGCCGCAATCTACGACCAGTGCAGCCCCGTGGTGATCGTCGTGCGCGTGGCCGATGAAGCCGATCCCGCCGACCAGGATGCAACGACCATCGGATCGGCCGGCGATTATTCCGGGGTCCACGCGCTGCTGGCGGCGCAGGGCGCAACCGGCTTTCGCCCGCGCGTGATCGGCGCACCGGGTCTGGACAGCCAGGCCGTGACCACCGCACTGGCCAGCGTGGCGCAAAAGCTGCGCGCCATGGTCTATGCCGCCGCCGTTGCCGATAGCGTGGCGGAAGCGGCCACCTATCGCGTCAATTTCAGCGCGCGCGAACTGATGCTGGTCTGGCCCAACTGGTCCGGCGATTTCGCAGGGGATGCCGTGGCGCGTGCGCTGGGCCTGCGGGCGCGGATCGACGAGGAATCCGGGTGGCACAAGACGATCAGCAACGTCGCGGTCAACGGCGTGACGGGGGTTTCCGAAAACCTGTTTTTCGATATCCAGGACCCCAGCACCGATGTTTCGGCGTTGAACGATGCGCAGATCACCACGCTGGTGCGCAGCCCGGCTGGCGGGTTCATCTATTGGGGCAACCGCACCACCAGCGACGAACCGCTGTTCGCGTTCGAAGCTGCCACCCGCACCAGCCAGATCCTGCAGGATGAAATTGCCGCCGGGTTGATCTGGGCGGCGGACAAGCCGCTGACCGCGTTTCTGGTCAAGGACGTGATCGAAACGATCAACGCCCGCCTGCGCACGCTGGTGGTGCAGCAGCGCCTGATCGGTGGCCGCGCCTGGTTCGATCCCGCGCTGAACGCGCAGGCCGATCTGGCCGCGGGCAAACTGGTGATCGATTACGAGTTCACCCCCGCCGCGCCGCTGGAGGGGATGGAACTGAACCAGCGCATTACCGACCGGTACTACGCCGATCTGGCCCAGCAGCTTGCCGCCTGACCGTGCGGCCTGATCGCGCGCCCTTACCAGGAGAAATACAATGGGTTTCCCTTCCAAGCTCAAGGACATGAACTTTTTCGAGGACGGCACCAGCTTCAAGGGCCAGATCCCCGAAGTGACCCTGCCCAAGCTGACCATGAAGCTTGAAGAATATCGCGCGGGCGGCATGCTCGGCCCGGTGCCAATCAATTTCGGCCTCGAAAAAATCGATCTCGAGTTCAAGGCGGGCGGTCTGGTGCGCGAGCTGTTCCGCAACTTCGGCGCGACCTTGGCCGACGCGAAACTAAATCGCTTCGCTGGGGCCTATCAGGACGATTCCACGGGCACGGTTGTCGCCTGCGAGATCGTCACGCGAGGCATTACCGCCGAGATCGACATGGGCACAGCCAAGCCCGGTGACGATACAGAGCAGACCTTCAAGACCGCTTGCAGCTACTACAAGATGACCGTGGACGGCGAGGACTGGATCGAGGCCGATATGATCGGTGGCACCTTTATCGTCTTCGGCGTCGATCGCCGGGCAGGTATCCGCGCCGCCATCGGCGGCTGACCAACTTCCGGCCGGCGGTCAGCGGGGGCCGTCGGTCGGGAGATCAGGAAACCCCGTGAAACATAGGACCCCGCACAATGTCCGAAGTTGAAGCAAACCCGCAGACCGTCACGGTCAAGCTCTCGACACCTATCCGGCGCAAGGGCGGCGACGTCACCGAAGTTACGCTGCGCAAGCCAAAGGCTGGCGCGATGCGCGGCCTCAAGATCGAGGACCTCTACTCGACCGACGTCAACTCGCTCCTGGTGCTGCTCCCTCGCATCACCGAGCCGACACTGATCGCGGCAGAGATCGAGGATCTCGAAAGCGAGGACCTGATCGAGTTGGCTGGTGCCGTGAAGGGTTTTTTTATGTCGGCCGAGATGAAGGCGGCGATCAGCAAGGCGTTTGGGGGGACATAGGCGAAGTCATCGCCGATATCGCCGCCGTCTTTCACTGGCCGCTGTCCGAACTGGCGCAGATGGAGATCGAGGAACTGATCGACTGGCAGGCCCGCGCCGTGGCCCGCATGCCCCGCCCGCACTGCGCCTTTGCGAAGCCCGCATGATGGAGTGATCCCCGCAGCAGGCTGACACGGAGATTTCACGATGCCGAACAACAAGCTCAACCTGCTGGTGCAGTTCACCGGGATCGACAAGCTTTCGGGCGGGCTGAAGAACATCATCGGCGCGAGCAAGGCCAGCACGCAGTCGCTGCGCACCATGCGGGCCGAAGTGCGCGAGAACGAAAAGGAATTGAAGCGCGTGCGCGAGCTGCTGAAAGGCGGATCGACAAGCATGGGCCTTGTCCTGGCCGAACAATCGCTGGGCCGCGCCATCGCCGAAACCAACGCCAAAATCGACGCGCAAAAACAGAAACTGGAACGCGTGGCCAATATCCAGAGCCGTTTCGGCGCAATTGCGGGTGCTGCCGGAAAGGCAGGCGCCGCCGCATCGGTCGCGGTCACCGCGCCGCTGGTCGCTTTCGGCCGCAGCGCCTTCATCGCCGCGATGGATGCCGAGGAACTGAAAAGCGCGTTCAATGTCACCTTCGGGACCAATGCCGCGATGATGGAAGCCTGGGCCGCGCGCACCGGCGCTGCCATCGGGCGCACCAATGTGGAACTGATGGGCGCGGCCAACACCTTCGGCATCTTCTTCAACCAGGCAGATCCGGCAAAGTCGGCGGCGATGAGCCAGCAGTTCGCCATGCTGGCGCAGGATCTTGCCAGCTTTTACAATGTCGATCCGGGCACCGCGCTGGACAAGCTGCGGTCAGGGCTGACCGGCGAAAGCGAGCCGCTGCGCGATTTCGGCGTGTTCATGACCGAGGCCGCAGTAAAGGCACAGGCGCTGAAAATGGGCCTGACGCCCCTGAATGGCGAACTGACCGAACAGCAGAAAATCATGGCCCGCGCGGGCCTGATCATGGCGCAGACCAGCGCCGCGCAGGGCGATCTGGTGCGCACATCGGGCAGCACCGCCAACCAGTTGCGCGCATCGCAGGCCGCGTGGGAAAACCTTTCGCTGGTCGTGGGCACCGAACTCATCCCCGCGCTGACCCCGGCGATCCAGACTTTCACCACGCTGGCCCAATCGTTTGCGGATCTTTCGCCAGGAACTCGCAAATGGCTGGTGATCCTTGGCGCGGGTGCGGCGATCATCGGCCCTGTCCTGCTGGGTGTCGCTGGTCTTGCATCCGGCATTGCCGCCCTGGCGCCGGTCATCGTGGCGGTGGGCGGGGCGTTCAGTGCTGCTTTGCCGATCATCGGCGGGGCTATGGCCGCTATTGCAGGGACAATCGGCCTGCCGGTGATCCTGATCGGCGCAGCCATCGCAGGGCTGGCCTATCTGGTCTACTCCAACTGGGAAACGATCAAGGGCTGGTTCAACGCGGGGGTTGCGGCGGTAAAAGGTGCGCTGGGCGCCCTGCCCGCGTGGCTTTCCACCGTGGGAAAGCTGATGATGGATGGCCTGCTTCTGGCGATAAACCCGATGGCGCTGGCGGCAAAGCTGGTGGCCATGGCGCGCAACGGGATCACCGCGTTCAAGAACTATCTCGGCATTAAAAGCCCGTCCCGCCTGATGATGCAGATGGGCGATCACCTCAATACGGGCCTGCGCATGGGCCTCGACCAGGGCCGGGGGCAACCAGTGCGCGCCATGGGCCGCATGGCGGGCGCCGTGGCGGGCGCGGGTGCAATGGCGCTGTCGCCCGCCGCCGCTCGCCCGCCTGCCGCGGCCGCCGCGCAACCGACCAGCAAGGTGGAAATCCACGTTCATCAGCAACCCGGCGAAGATGCCCAGGCACTGGCCGAACGTGTCGCGCACCTGGTCGAACGCGCCCAGCGCGGCAAGCAGTTGCGCAGCTTCGGAGACACGTTCTGATGATCCAGCAGCTCGCCGCCATCGGCATGTTCGCCTTCACCACCGATTCCGCATTGTTCGATGCGCTGGACCGCGACCGTGAATGGCGGCACGAACGCACCGACCGTTTCGGGGCGATCGCCGCCAGCCAGTTTACCGGCCCCGGCGCGGACCGGATCACCATTTCCGGCCGGCTCGTGCCCGAAGTGCTGGGCCGCTTTGGCGCGATCGAAACGCTGGCGGAAATGGCCGATACCGGCGATGCCTATCCCTTCATGGACGGGCGCGGCCGGGTGATCGGGCATTACACCATCGACCGGATCGGCGAACGCCACGGCAACCTGACCGAACAGGGCCTGCCCCGCGCGAACGATTTCACCATCGAAATGACCCGCGTGCGCTGATGGCCAGCCTTCCGCCCGATCTGCGCGCAGGGCCTTCGGCCTATGTCCAGCCCCGCGCCGGGTGGCGGGTGGTGCTGGATGGCCAGGACCTGACCGCAAGGCTAGCGCCGCTGCTTATCGGCCTGCGCCTGTCCGAACGCGATGGCGAAGAGGCCGATCAACTGGAAATCACACTGGACGATTCGCAAGGCCGGGTCGCCATTCCGCCCGCTGGCGCGCGGCTGCAGGTCTGGCTGGGCTGGGAACGTGGCACCGAGGTATCCACCGGTCTGGTGTTCAAGGGCGCGTTCAAGGTCGATGAAGCGGGATGGAGCGGCCCGCCCGACCGCATCACCCTGACCGCGCGCAGCGCAGACCTGGCTGATAGCTTCCGCACCCGGCGCAACCGGATCTGGAAGGACGGAACGCTGGCCGATATCGTCGGCGTCATCGCCACCGAACACGGTCTGGACCCGCGCTGCCACGCCGATCTTGCCGCCCGCGCGATTGCGGTGGCCGAACAGGGCAACAAATCCGACATGCAATTCCTGCGCGATCTGGCGCGGCGCTACGATGCCAGTGCCGTGGTCAAGGCCGGGTGCCTCATCTTCGCTCCAAAGGGCGCGGCCACCACCGCCATGGGCACCCCGGTGCCCGCAGCGGTCTTGCTGCGCAGCCGCTGCAGCCAGATCGACTGGCGCCGCGCCGCCCGCGAAAGCGCACAGGACGGCGCCGAAGCGCAATGGCATGATCCCGCGCAGAACCGGCGCCAGACGCACACCACGGGCGGCAGCAACCCCAAGCGGCTGAAACGGGTCTATGGATCGCAGGACGATGCCCGCGCCGCCGCAACGGCGGAAACCAACCGCCTGAAACGCGCCGCCGCCAGCCTTTCGGCCACGCTGGCCTGGGGAAACCCGCTGCTGTCCCCCGGCATGCGCATCACCGCCAGCGGCTTCAAGGCAGCGATCGACCAGACCCCCTGGCTGATCGCCAGCGCCGAACACACGATGGACGCAGGCGGATTGAGAACGCGGATCGAGATGGAAGTGGCGGGTTAGCGGGTCACCATCGCCTTCAACGTTTCCTGCACCAGCTCGGCCCACTCGATCTCTTGCGGGTGCAGCCTGCCGTCGGCATTCGTCACGTTGGCCACGCAATCCAGCATCAGCCGCCCCAACTGGCGCGCATCAGGGTGCCTCTCCAGCCTGCAGAGAGCGGCCGTGAAATCATCGCCATCCGGCGTGATCTTGCGCACATTGGAGGTAGCCGTTTCCAGCATCCGGTCATCACCGCCAAAGCGCACCACGTACCGCTCCAGCGCGATCTCGATACTTTCGGTCTCCATCGGATGCACATCGCCATCGCAGCGCGCCATGAAGGCCAGCACGCGCCCGAAATCGGCCATTGATTTGTCAGTCACCTTCAGCGCGCCGAACATGCGAAGTTGCTCGAAATGGCCCATCGGATCGAGAACTTCGCCTGTCTCAAGGCAAACCAGTTCCTGCATCCGGTCGATCCTGAACCGGCGTGGGGCGCGGCGTTCGCAACACCAGCCCTGCACAGTTTCTGCCCTGCCATAACCTTCGATTGCGCGGCAAACGATCCGCCGCTCGGAAAGATCGCCTTTGGTGTCGACATAGCGGATGTACCCGGCCCAGCTTGAACTCTGGTCGCGCGCCTTGGCCTCGATAATTTCATCGATCTCTTCGGTCACGCTGATCCGCGCCCAGTCGGGCAGCGGCACCGGAACAGCCTTGTCGCGCACCGCCTCGGCCAGTCGCAAAAGGAAGCTCATTTCACCTCCACCGCAAACACCCGGTCATTGGCAACCCGCCGCGTGTCCATTTCAGGCCCATTGCCTTCTTCGGCCACCGTCACAATGCGCTCACCAAGCTGCCCGCTGGCCATGATACAACCCGCCACATCAAACACTTCGGTCTGTTCGTTTTCGGTCAGCTTGTCCCATGCAGCGCGTGCAACGCCGGGCTTGGCACCGCCGTGCTTCCACACGCCGATCTGCTGGTAATGCTCCATGCGTTTCATGCAGCCTTCGAGGTTCACCTGCTGCTGTTCAGCACTCAACGATGTGGCGGCAACAGGTGCCGATGGTCCATCCGGTTTTGGATCGGGGCTGCTGCCGCAGGAGGCAAGACTTGCGGCGGCAGCAAGGGGCAGCACGAGAGTTATCATATTCAAGCTGGCCAAACCGTTCAAACCTTTCGCATCACCGCCACAACGCGGCCCACAAGGTGCATCTCGTCGTCAAAGGCGATCTCTTCGGGGACGTGGGGGTTGTCGCTCATGATCCGCACGCCGCCATCCTTGGTCGGACGCAGGCGCTTGATCATGCCCATGCCGCAATAGGTCACGGCCCAGATCTGGTCCGCCATGGTCAGGCGATCCACCGAAGTATCGATGATGATCGTGTCATTGGGGGTCAGGGTCGGCGCCATCGAATCGCCCACACCCTGGGCAAAGAACAGCTTTGACGCCGGTGCCTTGGTGAACTGACGCAACCACTGCGCCGGGAAAAATTCGGTCACTTCCTCCACCGCGATCTCATCGGCCACGGTGTCGAGAAACGTAGCGCCCATGCCATAGGCCAGATCGACCTGGCGGACAGGCACCAGCCCTGCCGCTTCGGCCACATCCTGGAACTTCTGCACCGGGAAAGCGCCGAACGACTGGCGATGTTCGAAAGCACCCGACAGGTCCATCTCGTCTGCGTCGCCAGAAAGAAACTCCGGTGAACAAACAAGCGCCTTTGCGATGTCGTAAATGTGCGCGGTTTCACGAGCAGTGCCATTAACGAGCTTGTTGACCATCGACGAGCTAATGCCGGCCGCTCGTGCCAGCGCGGATTGGCTCATGTTACGCGCCTTCATAGCGGCTTTCAGACGGACAGGCTCGATCATGGCCCGACACTACAACCAAGGTTACAGGCGCGCACTGTGAATTTGGTGGTTGACAGCAACCATGGTGGAAGGCATAGCTTCCACCATGGTTGCAGACATGACACCCTTCGAAGCTCTGATGGCTGCTGTAGAGCAGGCTGGTTCACAATCCGCACTCGCTCGATTGGTAGGTTGTTCCAGCACCGCCGTATGGAAATGGGTCCAAAGCTCCAAGCGGATGCCAGCAGAGTTCGTACTCAAGGCCGAAGCCGCCACTGGTGTTTCGCGCCATTGTCTTCGCCCCGATATCTACCCGCTCGACGTTCCCCACGCTCCGCCCGCATGGACCGGCGTAGACCGCGGGCAGGGCCATGACTATTTCCAAAACGGTCGCGTTTTGCAGCGCGATCGTGATCTTGGGGCGGCGGCATGACCAAGCGCCGCGATCCCTTCACCTTCCACCGCGCCTTGACCGTGGTCGCCGCCCGGATCGGGTGGGACCGTTGCGCCATGATCACCGGGCGCAGCGAACGCCAGGTGCGCAACTGGTCCGATCCCGATGCCGATAGCGAGATTTCAATTCTCGATGCGTTGCGGCTCGACAAGGCGTTCCTTGCAGCGGACGGCGATCACGCGCCGTTCGGGCAGGTTTACAACGCGCTGCTGGATATCGCCGGGGCCGAAACCGATACCGACCTGGTGCAAGCCGCCGCCGATGCCGCGAAGGAAAGCGGCGAGGCCGTTTCGGCCCTGCTTGAAGCCGCCACCACCAACAATCCCGACCACCGCCGCCGCGCCCGAAAGGAAGCCGAAGAGGCGCTGGGCGCCATCACGCGGGGCCTTGCCGCGCTTGATGCGCGCGAAGCGAAAGGGTGAGCGCGATGGGCGCCCGAACCATCGGTGCAGAAGATGTTGCGGTGCCCGCCAGCATCGGCACCCGGCCCGAACGCACCGGCGACGTGCTGTGCCCGCATTGCGATTGCGTGGGCCTGAAGCGCACATCGCGTGCGGTTACCAAACAGCACCGCCAGATCTACTACCAGTGCAGCAATGTGGCCTGCAGCCACACCTGGCTGGCCACGCTTTCCTATGAATACGGCATCGTGCCCAGCGGCATGCCCAACCCCCGCGTCACCTTGCCGCTGCGCCCCATGCCGCGCCAGCAGGTGATGGAATTGCTGCGCGAAAGCGATCCTTCCCAGCCCGATATGTTCGCACCCGATACCGGCTGACCAGCGCCGTTCGGCCAAACGCGGTCAGCCGTACCGAAGACCGCCCTCCCCCGCTGCGCTTGTGCCGGACGCGATTCCGGGAGCGCCATTCGCTTGCCCGAAGGAGCTGAACCATGCCCCGCCCCAAAGCCATCGGCACTGTCATCCGCAATACCAAGGAGCGTGCCGAACGCCTTGCCTATGCCCGCGCCTGGCATGTGCACATGAAACCCCCTTTCGACGCGCTTTATGGCACGCGCACCTGCCACGGCCCTGCCTGCCGTGCCGCGCGCGGAGAAACGGCATGACCGCGAAGACCCGGATCGCCGCCGCCTGCCTGGCCAGCGCAGAGCAGGACGCCCGCGCCGCCACGTTCCTCATCCACCCCGAACCTGGCGGACTTGCCACGAAACCGGCGGTCGAGGGCGAAGAACACGATCTGGACATGATCGCGCGCAAGATGCTGATCGCCCGCGTCCGCCGCGCCGAAGTGGCCGAAAATGCAGGCGCCATCGGCATCATCGCCGCCATTTTCTGCGTGACGTGGATGCTGGCCCGATGCGTGCCCACCCTGCTCCCGGAGCTGTTCCAGTGAGCGGCGCGGATGATGCGCCCCGGCGCGATCCGGCCACGGGCATGCTGCGCGTTCCCGGCTACTTCGAACACCAGCCCGATCCCGATTTCGCAACCACGATCCCGCGCTGCTTTGAACGCCCCGATGGCAAGCATTTCTGCATGGCACAGCAGACGCTGGTGGGCAGCAGACAGGGATTGATCATCGTTTCGATGGAAACGGGCGAGGGTGGCCTGTTCATCGAACTGACCCCCGCCGGGTTGCGCCGATTGGCAGGCGATTTCCTGATGGTGGCCGAAAAGGTCGAAGCCCAGCACGCCGCCGCCAGCAACGCCCTGCTTTCGCAGACCCTTGCCCGCAAGCCCGATTCTGAACGCTGATCACGCCTGCCGCCTCGCTCTGCCAGATCTTCCCGAAAGCCCCCGATTTCCATGCGTGATGATATCCGAACAGAGGTGCTGGCCAATATCACCCGTGATTACCGGTTCGCCGAACCGCGCGGGGAATGGCTGCAAAAGGGCAAGTGCCCCCAGTGCGGCAAGAAAGAACTGTTCACATCCTACAAGAAGCCATGGGTGCTGCGCTGCAGCCGCGCCAACCGGTGCGGGTGGGAAGGCGAGGTAAAGGATCTCTACCCCGAAATATTCGATAATTGGTCGAACCGGCACGAAGCCACCGAAACAAACCCCAACGCTGCTGCCGATGCCTACCTCGCGCACGCCCGGTGTCTGGACCTGCGGTTGCTGCGCGGAAGCTACAGCCAGGAAAGCTATTTCGACCGGGGCAAGAACATCGCCAGCGCGACAGTTCGGTTCGATCTGCCCGGCGGCAGCTGGTGGGAACGCCTGATCGACCAGCCCGGACGGTTCGATCGCAAGGCCCGCTTTGCGCCCAGCAAAAGCTATTCCGGGCAGGTGTGGATTCCCCGCGATGTCACCGTCGAAAAACTGGCGACGGCAAAGGAGATCTGGATTGCCGAAGGCATCTTCGACTGCAGCGCGTTGTGGCAGGCGTTCACCGGCACGGAACTGGGCGAAATGGGCCTGTTCGCCGTGTCTGCCATGTCCTGCAACAATTGGCCGGAAAAGTTCCTCGACGGTCTGCGCAAGGCAGTGGCGAACGGCCCGGCACCGACGCACCAGCCCCGGCTGATTTTCGCCTTCGATGTTGGCAAGGCGGGCACGGATTACACCCGCAAGTTCGTCAAACGCGCGCGCGAGGAAGGGTGGGAAGCCAGCGCCGCCCAGCCCCGGCCCGAAGGCGAAGACGACAAGCTCGACTGGAACAATCTGCTGGTGCGCGACCGGCTGACCGCCAGGCATCTGGAAGAATACCGATCGAACGGCGAAGTCCTGGTCGCTGCCGATGCCTTCGAAAAGGCGTTCAAGCTGTGGCAGCAAAAGGGTCAGAACGTCAGCCAGTTCCCCTTCATCTTCAATTGCGAAACCTATTGGGCAGAGTTCAGCCCGCGCAAGATCGATGAAGTCGTCAAGGAGCTGCGCGAAAACCCGGCCTACCAGGACACGGACCCGAAGGACGTGCGGGCCGAAGCCGCCGAACAGGCTGGCGCGATCAAGCGGATCTGCAGTGCTGCGTTCCGAACCCTCTACTTCCAGCGCAACCCCGCGACAGAGGAAAGCCACTATTACATCCGCGTCGATTTCCCGACCGACCGCGCAGAAGTTAAGGCTCCCTTTTCCGGCGGGGCGCTGTCCGCCTCGGCAGAGTTCAAGAAACGCCTGATATCGGTTGCCCCCGGCGCGCTGTGGCTGGGCAGCGGCGAACAGCTTGACCGCCTCGTCGGGATGCAGACCCGCCGGATCAAGACGGTCGAAACGCTTGAGTTCACCGGATACGACCGCAAGCGCGAGGTCTATGTCCTCGGCGATTTCGCAGTGCGCCGGGGCCGCGTGTTCCGCCTGAACGATGAAGATTTCTTCGACTTCGGTGATTGCGCCCTGAAGCTCGCCACGACCGAGCGGATGCTGGATATCGAATACGACGCCGAAGCCAGGCCGACAGGCTGGTTTCCGGTGCTGATCGATGCCTTCGGCATGAACGGTCTGATCACCACCGCCTACTGGATCATGTCTCTGTTCGCCGAACAGATCCGGTACCGCACCAAGAGCCTGGCGTTCCTTGAAATGTCGGGTCTGCCAGGCACCGGCAAATCCACCGTGCTGGAGTTTCTCTGGAAAACCGCCGGCCGCGAAAACTACGAAGGCTTCGATCCGACCAAAGGCACTGCGGCAGCAATCGCGCGCAACCTCGGCAAGGTTTCAAACCTGCCGGTGGTGCTGATCGAGGGCGACCGCAACGAGGCCGCGCACCATTCCAAGAAGTTCGAATGGGAAGAGCTGAAAAGCCTCTACAACGGGCGCGCCACCCGATCGCGCGGAGTGAAGAACGGGGGGATGGAAACGTTCGAACCGCTGTTCCGCGGATCGATCATCATTGCCCAGAACGATCCGGTCAGCGCCTCACCGGCAGTGCTCGAACGCATCATGTCGCTGCACTTCGATAAAGCGGGGTTTTCCGAAGCCACGCGCGCCGCCGCTGAAAAGCTGGAGCGTTGGCCCGTCGAGGAACTGTCCGGTTTCATCCTTCATGCGCTCCGGCATGAAGAACAGTTCATGGCCGCCTGGGCCGATGCCTACGCCCGCTATCAGGATGAACTGCAGGCAGCATCGGGGGTGAACAACATCCGCTTGTTGCGCAACCATGCCCAGCTTGCCGCCGCGCTCACTGCCATGCGTCACATCCTGCCAGTCAGCGATGGGCTGCACTCGGCGGGGCTAAAGTTCATCGCTGAAATGACTGCGGCTCGCCAGCGTGTGGTTTCCAGCGAACACCCTGTCGTCGAAAAGTTCTGGCAGATCTTCGATTACCTGGTGGAGATCGAAACCGATGCGCAGCGCGAAGATCGGCCCCTGAACAACCACCGCAAGGTCGAAGAGTTCATCGCCGTCAGCCTGCCTCAATTCTTCGAACGCTGCCGCGCACACGGCCAGGTCCCGCCCACAGAGGACGACCTGCGCCGCCACCTCAAGACGTCGAAAGGTCGCAAGTTCGTGGCCTGCAAGCCGGTCAACGCGCCTGGCGGCAAGCATTTCTACTGCTGGGTTTTCACCCGTCCCCTCTCCGAAACCGCGATCATCTGAAAGGACCTGCCATGAAGTCTGCCCCTGCTGCATTCCCCTCGGTGTCTTTGCCCGACGTCGCCAGTTTCGAATGTTCCAACTGCGGCGCGATGCACAACAGCCGCGATGCCCAGGTGCCTGTCGGGTGGACCCAGCGCCCCGGTGCGTTGTGGTGTTCCGATTGTACCCGTCAGGGTATCGCCGCACGCCAGTTCAGCCGTCCTGTTCCAGCGGACAAGGTGCGCCTGCGCGGCGAAGTGGTCGCCTTGCTGCGCCAGGGCGCCGCTCTGATGCCATTGGGAACCGCAAAACGCGCTGCCTGGATCGAACGCGTCAACCAGCTTCTCGAAGCCACCGGCCAGAGGGCTGCGTGATGGCCGGGATCGCCAATCGCAATGGGGAAGTGCTTATCGCGGGCGATCCCGCGGCACTCGACCTCTGGCCACAAACCCCGCTCTACGCTTGGGATTATGAAGCCCTTCTCGAACAGGCGCAGGGCGCGCTCGCCCGCCGCCGTGATGGCTATCCAAGGCTGGTTCTGCGGGGAACCATGACGCAGGCCGAAGCGGACGACGATATCGCCGCGTGGGAGCTGATCGAAACCGAATGGCGCTGGATCGTCGAAGGTTGCGGTAACCTTCCGGCACCCGAAACGCTCGACCAGCGTCTTTCCGCTATCGATCTGGCGATAGAGCGGGTCGGCACCGAACTGCGCCGGGGCAACCGGACGCATGATGTGTTCCGCCAGGCGCACCTGCTGCAGGCGATGCGCTGGCATCTCGAACGTTTGGATCAGGGCGCCCCGGCCGTCCACCGCTTTACCAGGCTTACCCGCGAAATCCGCGCCGAACTCTCCCGTGAAAAGGAGGCCGCATGATGCCCGAAGCCTGGCGCGATCTCTTCACCCTCACCGCCCCGTTGGTCCTTGGCGCCCTGTTCGGCTGCCTTTTGGGATGGCTCCACAATGCCGCCTGATACCCGCCCCGACCGGCGCCGCCGCAGCGACCGCCTGCGCAACCACCGCCGCGAAATGGAGTTCGCCCACGCCGAAGGCTGCAGTCTGCTCGAAGCACGCCAGCGCATCGCCCAGGCCGAAGCCGACCGCCGCTGGCAATCCACCGAAACTCGCCTCGCCGCCAGAGCGCGCGCCCGCGCCCTCTCCCGCGATCCCGAACCCGCCGAGCCTCCCCGCTGGATGCTCGCCGACTGAATCAACCACCGACCGAAAGGCCCTGCAAATGCCCGCTACCAGCACCGAAAACATCATTCTCGATCGATGGGAAAACGGACAGCCCTGCCGCATGATCGCCCGCGAAACCGGCATCCGGCTCGCCCGCGTGGAAAAGATCATCCGCAACACCGGCTCCACCTCCGAAGACCGCCGCCATCGCACCCGCATGGCCAAAGACAGCAACCGCCTGCGCGAAGCGATCCTTCGCAGCACATCGATGGGATCTGCCGCATGAAGAGGATTGTCGTTTACGGCCCGCCCGCCTGCGGAAAAACCCGCAACGCCGAAGCCCTCGCCGCCCATTTCGGCGTCAATATCGTCGTCGATGATTGGTGCCCGAAACGGCACCAGTTGGTGTCCGGCGCTCTCCACCTCTCGCACGAACGCTACGAAGGGCAGGAAGCCCGCTCCTTCGCTTTCGCCGATATCCTGTTCGACCCGGCAAGGCGGGTCTCCATCACCCGCCAGCGCGCGCCCGAACGGAGGACGTTCCGATGACCAAACTTTCTCCTCTCCAGTTCGCCCAAAACGAGCTTGCGCTCTACCGCGAACACCGCAGGCTTGCGCCATCCCAATATGGCAACCAACCCGATGGATCGATGGACGGTACGCCGGAAACAGGCCCCGCCTTCGCCTTTGCGTGGGATCGGCACAACCGGCTGAAACCGCAGCACTACATTTTCTGGTCCGTCCACAAGCATGCCTGGCCGCTGCAGTTCATCTATTGCTTCGGTAACGCAGTCGACAGCCGGGGCGAACGGACGCCCGAAACGCTGCTGATCGATATCCGTGACCTTGGCGAACACATCGGCACCAACAGGATCGCCCGCGCGAACTGGGGATCAAAATCGCACCTCGAAGTCCTCTCACGCGCCCTGACCGAGGGCGCGCTGACCCAGCGCATCCTCGATGCAACGATCCCCTTTTGACCGAAAGGCCCCTCAAATGACCTGCAACTGCATCGAAAAAATCCAAAGCAAGCTGTCAGAGCATACGCTCGACGTGGCCATTTGCTTTTCGCGCGAAAGCAACACGCTGACAGCGCGGACTTACACCCCGCTCGATCGCCGGGACAACGGCAAGCGCGAGACGCGCAGCAAGCAGCCCCGCTACTTCGCCCACACCTTCTGCCCGTTTTGCGGCACCCGCTATGAACCGGCCAAAGCCGAGGAAGGCGGTGCCCAGTGAGCCACCGTCCCATTGACCCGCGCTATCGTGCTAACATGAACGCGCTGGCCTCCGCCATCGACCAGACCCTGAATGGCGAGACCAAGCCCAAGCGCCTAGCCTTCGTCCTGCTCGCTGCCGAATTCGGCCAGATCGACAACGGTCGCGTGAATTACATCAGTAACGGAAGCCGCGAGGATATGCTCGCGATGATGAAGGAATTCATCGCCCGCGCAGAAGGCCGGTATGTCGAAACGGGAGGGCAGGCATGAAAAGGCTGATGGCATGAAATCGCTCCCCCGCCACGATCACCCGCTGGTGATCCGCCACAATCAGTGCTTCTGCCGCATCGCCAGATCGCGCCCTGGTCACAAGAAGCACCATCCGTGTTTCCTGCCCAAAATGCGCGATGTCGACATGTGGCGCGCGCTCGGCGGCGCATTCCCCAGCCTGCCGATCTTCGCCCGCGCAGGCCACGGCCCTGGCCCCATCGCCCCACTGAAGCACGCCGTGCCCTTCCACATGTTCCCGCTGTCAGATCGCATCGAGGCCACCCGCCGCCGCGCTAAGGGAGAAATCCTGTGACCAGCTACTCGCGCATTGCCGCCGTCTCCATCGGCCCCCATCGCCTCTATCTAGGCGATGCCTACGCCATCCGGCCCACCTTGGGCTGGATGGATGCCGACGTCACGGACCCGCCCTATGCGTTCGACAATTCCGGCGGCGGCACCTTCCGTAAATCGCGCGAGGGTGCCAACCGGATCGTCGAGGAAGGCCTCGATCGTGGCTTCGACCGGTCAATCATAGATGCCTCGCGCAGCGGTGCCGTGGTGGTCTTCTGCCACAATAACCAGCTGGGCGACCTGATAGCTGAACTGGCCAAGGACGATCGCGAACAGGATGCGCTGCTGGTCGCCGACATGTTCGCCCACCTGCGCCCGCGCTTCCACCGGGCAGTGCTCGGCGTCTGGATCAAGCCGAACCCCTCGCCCATGGCGAACAAGAACTACCTCGCCGACATGGAACCCTACATCCATGCCTGGAACCGGGGCTATCATCCCCAGGGTGAGCACCACGACAAGCACCGCTGGATCCAGTGCGGCACCATCCGCACCAGCGTCTTCGATCACCCGACGGTGAAGCCCGCGGAACTGATGGACAAGATCGCCCGCAACGTCGCTGGCATCACGGTCTGCGATCCCTTCATGGGCACCGGCAGCACCGGCGTGGCCGCGATCAAGGCAGGCAAGATATTCACCGGCATCGAACACAACCCCACCCACTTCGCCACCGCCGTCCAGCGCATCACCGAAGCCTGGGAAATCAGCCAGAGAGAGGCCGCGTGACAGCAAAGGCACGGTTCCAGCAACAAGACGTGACCCGCGCGGTGAAAGGCTTCACCAACGCAGGGCAAACGGTCGCAGGCATCCGCATCGCGCCCAATGGAGAGATCGTGGTATTCTCGTCAGCCTTTGCCGAATCGCTCGCCCCCCTGCCCACCACCAACCCGCTTGACGAAGTGCTCCTGAATGTCCCGCAAGGAAAAACTGCCCGCTAACGTCTCCAGCTTCATCGACCGCCACGGCAAGCGGCGCTACCGCTGGCGCAAAGGCGGCAGGCAACGCTATTTCCTTGCGCATCCCAATTCGTCTGAAGGGCAGGAAGAACTGCAAGCCTTTCTGGCCGACACCCGCTCCCCTGCCATCGTGCAAGCCGCTCACGGCACCGTCGCATGGGCCGCTGCCCGTTTCTTCGCCTCGGCCACCTTTCGCGGCGGAAAAAGCGCACAGACCGAACGCACATCCCGCCTGATCCTCAACAAGTTTGTTGCCGAATACGGCAAGTTCAAGATCATCGACTGGCGCTTCGATCATATCGAGGCGCTGCTCATGAAGGCGGCGAAAAAGCGCCCGAACGATAAAGGCCGCATGATCGGCGGCCCCAGCGCAGCCAACAATCTGCGGCGCGAACTGAAACCCTTCTTCGATTATGCGATTAAGCTGCTGCGGATCGAACGCACAAACCCGGTAGATCAGGCCGCGCCGATCACTGTCCCGCGCGGCGGCTTCCACACTTGGACCGAAGACGAAATCGAACAATTCCGCGCCCACTGGCCGTTGGGCAAGAAAGCGCGCCTCGCACTGGAAATCTTTCTCTGGACCGCCCAGCGCCGGGGCGATGCCTCGAAGTTCGGCCGCAAACATCTGGTGAACGGCAGGATCGAGGTCACACCCGAAAAGACCAGCAAATCATCCGGCGTCACCGTATGGCTTCCCGCCGCGCCCCAGTTGCTCGAAGCCATCGCCGCCATGCACGTCACCGGCACCGAAACCTTCCTGATCACCGATCACGGCAAGCCGTTCACCGCCGCTGGCCTGGGCAACAAGATGCGCGAATGGTGCAACGAAGCAGGCCTGCCCCACTGCAGCGCCCACGGCCTACGCAAAGCCGCCACCCGCCGGTCGGCAGAATCAGGCGCGACCAATCAGGAACTGAAGGCAATGGGCGGATGGACAACCGATCGCCAGGTGGCTGTCTACACCGAAAACGCCAACCGCCAGACCCTCGCCGAAAACGCGATGAACCCGGTAATCCAACTAGATTTGGCTAACCGAAAAACCAGAGCCTTGGCTAACCCGCCCAAAAACCCCCGGAAATCCTAG